GCCCGGATCCGAAACTATGGACTAATTGTAATAAGACCTCTAAGATTCTTTTACAACCTGGTACTATGAAAACTACTTCTATTACGCATGTATTTAAAGGTAAATTTATGACCGTATTAAGAAGAATGCGTGCTGCTGAAACTCTTGCACCCTATTTTATTGGTGGGGCTGGAAAGTTTCAATGGATTCAATTAGAAGAATCGCTACGAACTCAATCAGAAAATCCTGTTACTGTTCAATATGAACGTCGAGTACAAATAGGTTGTTATTCTACGAAGTCTAAAACTCCTGCTCTTACTGCTCCTTTGGTTATAACCGAAATCAATAACTTTTAATATATTAGTTATACATATAGTGCTGCTGCAAATTAGTTAACATATCAATTCTTTCCATTGCTTGCCAGATTAATAATTGATTGCCTTCTTCATCTTCTTCTGTCATACGTTCAACACTGATCCACAACTTCTCCAACTTTCTCTTTAAAAAAGACAAACGTTGAATTGTAGAGTCGTCGCTATCCGGGCGAAAGAACATTTGACAAATTATAAACGGGGAATGCCCTCTTTATATAGTACTGTGGCGCTAATAAAAAAAAACTAGCTTATATAAGCATGAAACCACTTGAAACAAGGGTTAGGGTTAGGGTTGTAATTTAACCGAGACTAAACATATACACACAAAAGAGTCTCATAAGGGCCCACAGGCCAACGGTCTGATGGCCCTAAGACTCTTTTACCCCCGGGGCTATGCCCCCTTAATCGCACGTATGCTATCACTTAACATGTAAAGGCCTGTAAGCCTTTACTGTCGTCATGGCTTTCGCCCGTAGGGCTTGTTCCGCGCACAGAAGGTCCAGCGATATTATTACCTGGACCTTCTGTGCTGTGCCCCTTTAGGGTTAGGGCAGCACACTCCTAAAAAATTTTTTACTAAAAAAAATGACTCGCCATCGTAACTTTATTTTTACCTATAATAATTACCCAGATACTAAATTGGTTGATGAACTTGTGTGCAAGTATATTGCCTATTCTTTCGAGGTTGCTCCTACGACTGGGACTCCCCATCTCCAAGGTTATGTATCCTTTCATAACGCTAAAACTGTTCAAGCAGTTAGAAATTTACTTCCAGGATGCCATGTCTCTGTTATGCTCGGGTCTATTGCCCAAAATGATGAGTACTGCTCAAAGGCTGGTTATCTTAATGAGAGGGGAGAGAAGCCTATTACCAACGACAACAAGGGTAGGGCTGAGAAGTTACGATGGCAGAATGCGAGGGATTTGGCCAAGAGTGGGGACCTGGATCAAATTGATGCTGATATCTATATTCGTTGTTACAGCACTCTTAAATCTATAGCCAAAGACCATATGGTTAAACCTCCCCCTGCTGATGTTAGTTGTTATTGGATTCACGGTGATACTGGTACGGGTAAGTCTCATTGTGTGGAAACTGCTTTTCCAAATTGTTATAAGAAATCTATGGATGATCTCAAGTGGTTTGATGGATACGATGATCAAGAGGTGATCTATCTAGAAGACTTTGATATTTATCAGATTAAATGGGGGGGATTATTGAAGAGATTGGCTGACAAGTGGCCTATGCAAGCTTCAATTAAAGGTTCTATGAAATACATTAGACCTAGGGTTGTTATTGTGACTTCAAACTATACTATTGACCAAATTTGGTCTGACCCTCAAACTGTTGATCCTTTGCTTAGACGTTTTACGACTATCCATAAAGAGAATCAAGAACAAGTTATTGACTTTACCTAATAAAAATGAGTGTAAGTAGGTGGAAAGGTAAACAGGTGGCAAATACTGGTCGTCCTCAACGAAGAAGAAGTTCTACTAGTTCTGCTGCATCTCAATTAATGAAAATGGGAGGTGATATGTTGGAATGGACTCCTGCTGCTCCTTATGTGAAAGCTGGTCGTGCCTTGTATAAAGGTGCTCAATATGTACGTAAATTGGTCAGAAATGGCAAACGTCAAAAGACTACTGGTAGATCTGGTGGATCTAAATGGAATAACACTTCTACTGGAGTTCACGCTGGAAAGTTTAAGAAACCTAAGCGTGTTAAAGATACTCTCGCTACTCTTTGTTTGTCTAAAGGATATAAAGAGGATTATGAAGAGTATGGTCGTATCGAAGATCCTAATACTGTGTATATTGGCCACAGTACTAAGCACGTCACGGGCTATGCTAAATCTCTTGTAGCGATGTTTGTGCGAAAATTGTTTAAAACGGCTGGATATCCAATTGGTAATCGAAATGAACGGCTAGACTTGTTTGGGTTTAATAATGCTGATGGGTTTAAACTGGAGTATTATACTCTTGATCCGTCTACTGGGGGGTTAACATTACATTCTACTCATGTAACTACTGTTGGTGAAACTATTGATACTGTTATTAATGGTATGGCTGCTATGCAAGCTCAAATTGTAGATTATATATCTAATCGCGGTACTGGTGTTGGTGGGTTTGTACATAACGAGCCGTTTAAATTGTTGCTTTTCAGTTCGGATAGAAATGTTTTAGAAACTAATTGGAGAATGGCTTCTTGTGTTAATTTAACTACTGAGTATGTAGTTATGTATGCTAAGTCTACTTTGGTGGTACAAAATAGATCTGCTGGTGCTAATGCTGGTGCTACTGATAAAAGTGCAGATAGGGTTGACAATCAACCTTTGGAAGGAAAAATCTATGAATTCAGCCAAGCTACTTCTCGTGTTGCTCATGTTCATTTCCAAACAAATGAACGTCTTAATCGATCTGATGTCACTGGTCTAAACTTGGTTAGAGCTGGTCAATTTGGTGACGCTGGGTATCAAAATAGCCCGGATCCGAAACTATGGACTAATTGTAATAAGACCTCTAAGATTCTTTTACAACCTGGTACTATGAAAACTACTTCTATTACGCATGTATTTAAAGGTAAATTTATGACCGTATTAAG